TGCCTCATTATATAAACCATCTGCCATTTTTATAGCCAACATTTCGTTTTGTGAATACTTAATACCATATTGATTAAGTAACCAAAGTGCTCTATCAGTTACATCCATATAGTATATATCTGGGTTTAACTTGAATATAGAATTTTGGTTTTTTCTATGCCAGTCTGATTCCTCTGGAACGTAATGTGGATTTTCCCCATCACCCAATTTACCCAAATCGTGATGTAATGCAGCAAAGAATAATTCTTCATCAGTGAAATTAACTAAGCCACCTTGGTCTGCAAATAACTTTTTAACACTAAATGAGTTTTTACAAACATTCATAACGTGGTCTATATAACCACCTGTATATGCAGAGTGGAAATGTAATTTACCACTAGCCGGTGCAATTGCAAGTTCAGTACCCAATTCATTTTCTGAATACATATGGATTAGTTTTTCTAATCTATCCCCACTAAATACTTTGTTTATAAAAGTTATAAACTTATCGTAATTAATCTGTAATTGTTCTGCTGAATATTCTTTTACCATATTATTTAATTTCGACCAAATAATAATTTACAACATAATCCCCCTCAGTAAAATTAAGATGGGCAAGACCATCAGATGAAATCTTTAATGATGAAGTTGAAGAACCTCTATTTGCCATAAGTATTTCTTTAAGGTACTTTGCAGAAAATGCAATTGGGGTTACATCACCTTCACACGTACAATCAACTGATATAGAAATTCTATTTGAGTTAATTGAAGAATATCCTAAGATTATTTCCCCTTTACCACCTTTACATTCAAATGTAAATGTATCAGCGTCAGTTAATGCACCCTTAGATTTGATGAATTTATTTACAAACTCATTGTCTAGTGTAATCTCTACATTAAATGGAGGAAGTGTTTTTAAATCAGGTACTGCTGGTATAACCGATGGTGCTGCCAACATATACTGCATTTTAGTTCCTTTATCTGAAAACTTTAGTGCACCTGTTACTTCTTGTACATCAATAGTATCATCTAATACACTTAATAACCCTTTTAATTGAGATGTTGTGTATATTCCGAACTCACCTTCTGGAAAGTCTGTTCCTGTTACTGATACATCACCCAAAAGAGTTTTGTCATCTGAAATCATTCTAACTGAAAGGTTAGAGTTTTCGGATTTAATCATTACGGATTCTACCTCACCTCCGAGGTTATATCTACTTACGAATCCATTAAATTTTGTTTTTTCCATAATTTACTTTTAATATTTATTTTATTGTTTACTAATATACGAATAATTTCTTAATTATCCAAATTAAAATGAGAAAAATTTCTCTGCAGTTTTTGTTGAGGATAAAACTTCACCCCAACCTAGTGCATTGTAAAAATCTTCCAACTTCTTTAGAAGTTCTCTCTCGAAGATTTTATCGTAATCAATGTATGTATTGATTAATTCCATAATTTGAGGTGGGTCATTATAACCATTAAACCCCACTGCACCCAATCCATATGGATTTTGTTTTAGATATACCCATTTAATTTTATCACCACCCTTCAATGGTTCATATTGATTTTGAACGTTGAAATGAGTTATTAGTTGGTTATATGCAATTGATGCCTTAACATGAGCAGGAGTTCCACTTTGAAATTGGAACATTGCTGTTTGTTTTTTATTTTTAGGCATATACTTATTTAAGTTTTTTACTCCACCTGCTTTAGCAATCTTAAGCACAGACATACTAGATAGACTTTTCTTAAAGTCATATACTCTATCAGTAAGTTCTTCTTCAGTATCACCTCGTAAGATTTCAATAAGTACATTACTCATAAAATCTCTAAATGCCTGTGGATATGATGAACGTACTACATCCAACCCTTTTACATCTAATCTATCACATGGTACACCATTATCAGATATAATCCATTGTGCGTATCTTTTCTTTGCAATCCAAATACCAGACTTGGATACATATTCTTTCTTGATTTCAAATCTATGTTTGGTTTTATCTACATTGAATACTCTTTCTGCAAGAATATCATAGAAATCATTTAGATAATCCTGCATCTCACCTGCTATATTATCTACATAAACAGCAATATCAACTTGGTCTAAGTCTCTCCACTTAGGAAGTCTATGGTCTAGAAGTGGAACTGCTGAGAAGAAAACAGAATCAGTATCAATGTATATATTAGAGTCAGCACCAGCATCGCCCAATTCCTTATTGTACTTGATGTTAGCCATATCAGCAGTTGCTTTAATAACTGTCTGTCCCGTTGTGGTAACAGCTTCAGCGTTATCAATATCATAGAACCGAAAGGCAGGAAGACCAAGCACACCATATAAAGAGTTAAGTAAAATCTTCTGAACCAACTGACGGTTTTTATACCATTCGTACTTTGCAGTGTCTCCTTCTTTTCCATATTTCTTCATTTGATTTTTAAACTCGACTCTCTGAGAAAACCACAAGTCTAGTACATCAGGAATTAAACCAACTTTATCAGTACGATATAATACACCGTTTGATGCAACAGAAAATTTACTTTTTTCAAAAAATATTTTTAAATTATCTTGTGTGATAGTGTCACCATTAATTTCCCAAGTTTCTCTTTTATCTTTAACAAACTCTTGAGCATCCCAATTTTCAATTTTACCAACTTTAGTTTCTGGTGAAATATTAATAGTCATAATAATTGATGGATATAGAGAAGTTAAATCTAAATCATAAATCCATTCATGTTTACCAACAATTGGGGCCTTAACATATGCACCAATGAATTTACCACCACCTTCTTGTTTTAAAGCTTCCATCATCTCTCTCCTATCGGCAGGTTTATTTGGAGAAACGATATTTCTTCTTTTTAAATAAGTTAAAAGGGCACCTTCTAGATACTTTGATGAGTACACAAAATCCTCATAAGGAACATGACCGGCATGACAAATACCTCGAGCAGTATCAATAAATTGTAGTTTTTTATCAAACTCAACTACCAATTCAACATCCACTAAGTTATATTCAATAAATTTTTCAATATCTTCTTTAAAAAGAATATCCAAGTTACCATCATATTCAATCTTACCCCTTCCTAATTCTTTTTGAGCAACTGCATCCAATCTATAAGATGCAAGTTGTGTATATGTAAAGTTTTTGTAAAGTGATATATAATCTAAATAAGATACACCTGCCATAAAGTATCTCTTACGATAAGGTGACCAAAAACATTCACCAATTGGTGATAATCTATTTGCAGTTTGTTCTCCTAATAATCGTTTAATTCTATTATACAACATTGGTGTATCAAAGTAATCAATATTCCAACCTGTAACAATTGTTGGATTTATCATTTCGTATAAATCCAAATATTTAAGTAACATCTCCTCTTCAGTTCTGAAAGGGATTACTATACATTTATCGGTTGTTTTTTCCAACATCTCACCATCTTTATCCATAACCAATACCCAATATTGATTGGTTGCTGAATCATGTAGTGCAATAGAAGTAAGTTCATTTTCTGCTTGTTCTGGGTCAGGTAAACCACTTTCCATTTCACACTCAATATCATAAGTCAATGTGATATGACCTTCGGATGGTAAATCCGACTCAGTGTAAGTGTCTACTAATACTCTTGTAGTTTCTGCTACATCGGATTCGAACAAACCTGGGTCATCTTTATGGAATTTATATATCTTTGTTACCTTATCTCCATAAAGTGTTGTAAATTCACCTCTATCTGCTTTCTCATATGCATAACGTGTATATGGAAAGTTGAAATAACCTCTTTTATCATCCCAAATGTGGACTAGGTTCTTTTGTCGTTGGTAGTATGCGTTCTGGTAAATAACGTTTGAATTTAAAAGTTAAACTTGATTGTTTTTATATTATTACAAATATACGAAATTTTTACGAGTAATCAAAGAATTCTTTTGATTTTTTTTCAATTCGGATTAATCTATCATAATCTTCAATTCGTTTTTCTGAAATTGTGTGGTATTCACTTGATATTTCAAATCCTATATAGTTTCTACCTAATTTTTTTGCAGATAAAGCAGTTGTACCACTACCCATAAAACAATCTAATACTAAATCATCCTTGTAAGTGAATATTTTAATTGCTTTTCTTGGTATATCTTCGGAAAATGTTGCAGTAGTCAATGGTTTTGAATCATTGAAATATTTCCATTCTGCAAATACCAATTCATAAAAATCATCTTTATCTTCTTGTGAATAAATCTTTTTGGATTTACCATCAACTTCCTTTTCCTCATATTTCCACTGAGATTCACCTTTATTTAGTTTTATATGAGATTCCTTGTATCCTAGAAGAACACATTCTTTTACATTACATACATGAGGACCAGATGCAGACATCCAACTACCCCAAGCAGTAGATTTAGACCTATTAGAGGCTGGTTCATTTAAATCAACCATACCAAAGAAATTAAATCCAACTTTTTTCATTACTGCATAAAAATCGGCAGTAAAAAAGACTCTACCACCCCTTTCTTGGAAGTTTGTTTCATATGGAATGTTAATTGCTATTCTTCCATCTGGTTTAAGTGTTCTATAACATTCTTTTAACCAAGTTTCAACCCATTGAAAAAAACCATCATATGACATCGTGTCATCCCAATCAGAATAATTGATACCAACGTTATATGGTGGTGATGTTACGATGAGGTCAACAAAATTATCTGGTGTCTTTGCAAACATCTCTAGGATGTCTCCATTATATAACTTATTTATTTCCATTTAAAAAACTTTTTTACATTTTCGTTATGACTTATTCTTTTTTTAGATACTTCATAGTATTCCTCTGATATTTCACTTCCAATAAAATTTCTATTCATTTGTGATGCAACTTTTGCAGTTGTACCACTTCCCATAAATGGGTCATATACCAAATCATTAGATTGAGTAAACAGATTGATAAAAAATTCTGGTAATTTTTCTGGAAATACTGCAGAATGAGATTTATTACCTGCCTCGGATGCCATGTGAAGAACATTATTAGGTAAAACTAAGTCTTTATCTACCCAATTTGCTCGTTTAACACCAAACCCACTTCCAACTGATGATTCTTGTCTTTCTTGGTCATATTTAGTTGGATTTTCGAGTCTTGTTTTTGCCCAATCACCAATAGGTATTTTAACTTGGTCTTGGTACATATTAAATTTTTTCTCTTTGGTAAAATGTAGTAATCTCTCCCAACCGTCTCTTAAACGATTTGGCCAATAGCCAGGAAATGAATTTTTCTTATGCCACATATATTCTTCTGTCCATAACCAACCTTGTTTTCTGAGTTCAATTATAAGTTCCAATACATAGGTATGTCTTTCACCATCTACTACGTTCTCCTTTATGTTTAGTATAAACGAACCACTTGGACTCAGAACTCTTTTTAGTTCACTAGAGATACCTAAAAACCACTTAGAGTACTCGTCTGGGTGAATACCACCATAAGTTGACTTTCTTCTATCTGCATAGGGTGGAGAAGTTACTATTAAGTCAATAGAATTATCATCTATTCGTTTCATTGTATCTAAACAATCTTCGTTATAAATTACATTTAACTCCATTAAAAGAATGTGTGGTTTGTTACTTTACTTTCGGCAAGTTTAGTATATTCTTCACTAATCTCACTTCCTATTACATTTCTATTATGTTTTCTACCAACTCTATAAGTTGTACCACTGCCCATAAAAGGGTCATAAACTAAGTCACCTTCTCTACTACAAGATAAAATTACATTTTCTACCATCTTTTCCGAAAAGGGTGCAGGGTGGTTTGGTTCTTGACTTCTTGGTATTGACCAAATGTTCTTTTTGAAAAGAGCATTGTTTCGGTCAAAATAAGGAACTGATTCTTTGTTCTTCTTAATCCAAAATATCCATTCAGTAAAAGGTAAGAAATAAGTTTTATCTATTTTAGGAGTTCCACATTTATCCCAAACAATTATTTGTTTAAGTGGAAAATCATATACAAAACTAGG